GATGGTCCTCTACGATGTAAATGCGAACAACAACACCATCATAGTCGGCTTGGCCAACTCTACTTTTCGGGGTGTGGTGCGCAACGGCGCGGGCACGTTCAACGGTGTGGTAAACGGCGCCGGCAATACGTCATCCAACCTTGTCGGTGACACCAATATCGAAAACGGCCACTTGGTCACGACCGCATCGGCGGCGATCAGCGCCCCTTCCGGCACCAATCCGATCAGTGCGTTGCAGGTTGGCGATGGCACCACCAAAAAGGCCATATCCATCAGCGCAGGCAACACCGGCACCGCCGGCGGCCCCTCGCTTGGCTTCTGGTTCAACAACCAGCAACGCGGCGGCGTCGGCGGCACGTCATCGCTGCTAGGTGGCGCTTACGACGGGTCGGTCATGTTGGAGGGCTTCGACGGCGTGAAATTCGCCACGTCCAACGTCGTCGCCGGCTCGATCGACACGCTGGGTCATTGGTCGTTGGGGCGAGTAGGGTTGCCGACCATCGCATCCGGCGATTGTGGCGCTGGCACCAACGGCACCGTTGTTGCCAATTCCAACGATATGTCCATGCGGATCATCATTGGCGCGGCGGCGACCACGACCTGCAAGGTGACGTTCGCCAACCAGTTCGGCAGTGCGCCGCGGACCTGTAACTTTTCGCCCTACACGGCCGCGTCGGCTGGCGCAGGCGTGGTGCCGTGGATGTCGGCACCGACCTCGACCGACTTCACGCTGACCGGGACGGCGTTGGCGTCAACCACCTGGGGCGTTCAATGCCAATGAGCGCCCTGCCGGCCTCTCGAAGCGAGATCATACCCTAACCCGCCGCCGGGGGCCGCAAGGCAACGGGCGAGACTGGACCGCCGCCGGGTCGCTACCGGGCGTCACTGAGGACACAACGCGAATGGAAGAAACACCACCGTCAATCAATGGGTGGACGCCACCCGTTGTGCAGGACGATTACTCGGGTCGGAGTCGTATCGCCACGCAACAGGACTTCGACGAACTGACGATGATCGCCAACGCGTACAGGGCGCTCCGCAAGAAACTATTGGACGCGGAGCAGGATCATAAAACGCTGCAAGCGCAGATCACGGAACGACGACAATGAGCACCGAACTCGACGGCTTCCTCAAAGGGGAGGAGCCGCCCGATCCCGCGCCCGCTGCGCCCGATCCGGCACCGGCTCCGACCCCGGCAGTAGAGTCCAAACCGCCGCCACCCGCGGAGCCGGAGGAGGCCGATCCCGAGCCAGCGCGCGAAGGCGAGGCGGTGATACCCCGCCGCGCCTTCGAAGCGATCCGGCACGAGCGCCAGGACTGGAAAGCGAAAGCGATCGAGGCGCAGACGCGGCTAGCCGAGGTGCAGCGACAGTTCGAGGAGGCCACCGCCCTCGCCCAACGCGCTGCAACCGCGGCTGCCCCGCCTGCCCCGCCGATCGATCCGGCCGTCGATCCGGTCGGCTTCGTCCGCGCGCTGGCCGAACAGGCGCAACGCGACCGCATCAACGAGCGGCTGAACAATTCCGAAGAGGCGTTGCGCGAGAAGATCGGCGCGGAAGCGGTCGATGCGCTGATTGCCGAGTTCAAGGCAGAAGCCGCCAAGAACCCCGCGCTGGTGCAGCAACTCTACCAGCAGCGGAACCCCTACGTGTGGGTGCAGAAGCAGGTCGAGACCATGCGCCTACACAGGGAGATCGGCGAGGACCCGGCGGCCTTCCGAGCGCGGATCATCGCCGAGCACGAGGCCGCGCGGCAGGCCGCGGAACCACCGCCGCGGGTATCGCCGGCTGCGGGCATGGCGCCGTCGCTGGCCACCGCACGTAGCGTCGCCGGTCGGAGTGCACCTGCATATACAGGGCCGACGCCTCTCGCGGACATATTGAAGCGATAACGACCGCCTAACGGATCAAGTGGACTGAATTGGTAGGGGTGGCGGGGATCGAACCCGCAGCGCCTATGGATGTTAAGACCCTTTCAGCGAAAGCCGATTTTAAGTCGGCCGTGTCTACCATTTCACCACACCCCCAACGTGCCTCCGCCGCATCGTGCGTGAAACCCGCCGCCGGGGTCAACGGGCGCAATGGCTGCCGCCGAGCCTGATCGGGCGTGACGTGACGCATCCCCAACCGATCAACGCAATGGCCAGGAGCCAAACCCATGACGACGACCAACGATCTCAACATCACCGCCGCACGCAGCGGCCTCACGCCGACCATCTGGTCGGACCAGTTCTTTTCCGAATATGTGAGGTCCAATCAGTTTTCGAAATACTTCGGCACGTCGGACAGCTCGATCATCCAACTGAAAGACGACCTCACCCGCAAGGCCGGCGATAGCGTCGTGTTCGCCACGGTGCGCCGTTTGGTGGGCGCGGGCGTCACCGGCAACACCGTGTTGCGCGGCAACGAAGAACTCATCAACGCGCGCTCGCTCAAAGTCTCGGTCGATGTCATCCGGCACGCGGTCGCGGTGTCCGACTGGGACGAACAGAAGTCGGTCATCGACCTCCTGCAAGCCGGGCGCGACGGCCTGATGGTGTGGGCGATGGAGAAAATCCGCAACGACATCATACTCGCGCTCGGCTCGATCACTGCCGACGCCGACGTTGCAACCACGCTCGCTGCTGCCTCGAACGCCGCGATGGATACCTGGGTCACCAACAACGCCGACCGCGTGCTGTTCGGCTCCGCCGTCGCCAACAGCGTCTCCAACGACTATTCGACCTCGATCGCGACAGTGGACAACACCGCCGACAAGATGACGTGCGCGGTGCTCAGCCTCGCCAAGCGGCGCGCGCGCAACGCCTCTCCGCACATCCGGCCAACCCGCGTCAACAATGACGAGGAATGGTTCGTCGTGCTGATGCCGTCGATCCCGTTCCGCGATCTGCGCGCCGACCCGGTGATGATCGCGGCGCAGCAGTACGCCAATGTTCGCGGCTCGGACAATCCGCTGTTCACTTCAGGCGATCTTGTTTGGGATGGAATGATTATCCGCGAAATCCCCGAACTCGGCGTACTCACCGCCGGCGCCACCAACGCGCACGCAACCATCGATACCGCGCGGACCTATCTGCTCGGGGCGCAGGCGGTCGGCATCGCATGGGCGCAGCGCACCACGGCGCGGACGCAGAACGACGATTACCAGTTCATGCACGGCGCCGGGATAATGGAAATCCGCGGCGTGCAGAAGCTGCGCTGGGGCACCGATGCTACAACGGACAAGACGGCGCCGAAGGACCACGGCATCGTGACCATCTTCACCAGCGCCGTCGCTGACGCATAGGAGACCCGACGATGAGTGATAACCCAGCCAAGGCCAAAGCCGACGCCGACCGTGCCGCCAAGGCGCGCGCCGACGCAGACGCCGCGAAGGCGAAGGCAGCGGCGCAGCCCGCCGCCGACCGTGCCGCCGCCTCCCGCGGCGCGCAACGCTCGCTCGATCCCGACTCGGACGAAGCGGTTGCCGCGCGCGGCGGTGCCGCCGACACGATGGAAGGCAACGTAGCCGCGCGCGATGCGGCGGTGGCGAAGCAGCAGCCGGACGATAAGCCGGCCTGACACCCGAGCCGGGCGCCGTTTCTCCTTCCGGCGCGGGATTCGCGTGTTGGTCCGAGCGCGCCGGTTGTTTTCGGTTCGGACCACCTCCCAGCATCCACCAGGAGACTACCATGGCAGTCATTCCAGGCCGCGGCGCGCAAGCGGTCCTCTCCGGCTCCGCGCAACTCGCCGCCCGCGGTGCCTACGGCACGACGCTGGACGCCAACACCGCGCAGCGCGATGCGCTGATCGCCGCCGGCACCGCGCCAAGCGGCAGTACCGTGGACGGCACCACCAGCAGCGGCGCAATCCCGACACAGACGATGGACGGCCCCATCTCGTTCGACGCCGGGACCGTCAATGTGACCGGGCAACTCAATCCCGCGATCCAACAGGGCGTCACTGCCTCGACCACACAGACGCTTGCGGCAGGAACCAAGATCACCGCCGATGTAGTCATCGTCACCAAGTGCGCTAACGACTTCGACGCGCTGACGTTGCCGACGCTATCGACGGTAACGGGATCCGCACACCGGGTGACGGTGCTGAATACCGCCGCCAAGAAGGCCACGGTATTTCCCGGCGAGACCGGCACCAAGATCGACGCCGGCAGCGCGAGCGCGGCTGTAACCATCACCGGAGCGAGCCAGGCGACATTCATCCAGAGCGGCCCGGCCGATTGGATCACCACCAACGGCGGCACAATCACCAAAGGCACCTAGCCGCCGCCCGCCAAGGACCCCAGCAATGACCGTCTCCGTCGCCACCCTTGGCGAACGCGCGCTGCGCCGCCTGGGCGTGGCGATCGTCCCCGCCGCCGCCCGTCCGGCGCTGGCCGCGCCGGTCGCGCTCGCCGCCATCGCCACCAACGCGCTGCTGTGGCTGGCGATCATCGCCTCGGACGAAACGCCGGACCCGCGCGACGCCGCCCTGGCGCTCGCCAAGGCCGCCGCGGTGCATGACGGCCTGATTGCCCAGGGGTTCGTCTCCTGGGCCTCCAGCGCCGTCCCGGCCGCCGTGGCGGAGGACTATGCGCGGCTGACGGCGATGTATCTCGCCCCCGCGTTCGGCAAGGCGGCGGACCCGGCGCAGTTGCCGCTTATCGAGGCACGCATCCGCAAGGTGGCGCAGATCATGGACGCGCCGGCGCTGGCGGCGGACGAGGTGCTTGGCGTGCATCAGGACCTCGCCGCGCGCGGGCTGGTGCGCTGGTCGAGCTTCGACATACCGGACGCCGCCGCCGACTGCTACGTACGCCTCGCCGCCGACCAACTGGCGGGGCAGTTCGGACTGA